CCAAGACCTGGTTAATAGCGTCCTGATAGTCGGCAGGGAGACGAGTGAAATCACCGTACATGGGATTTCCCTGATGTTGAGGAAGAAGACCGGAAACGCGATAGCGTTTGATGATGTTGTTTACGTCGGTCTCCGCAAGAAACGACTGCTTCGTACGCGAAGGTTCGAAAAGTTCCATCGGAGACCCGACACGCCAAAAACGATTGCGAACTTTTGCATGCAGTTGAGGTTGAATATCCATTATTTACTCCACCAGTAAGCCTCTTTCGAAATCGAAGAGGCAGAGTTGACGAGAGGATTAGCCGCATCGACAGCGAGTTCAGTCATGCGAAGAGCGCGACCAACGGCAGAACGAAAGAAATCGTCATCGATATCGGCAACCGCAGCAGCCGACCGAGCAGAATTGACGCCGTAGCGTTTAATCAGCTCGTCAACGGCGGCATTGATACGCTGTTGCTTAGAAAGTTCAGTATCCGAAAGGGTCTTTTGAATTTGAGAAGTTATCTCGTTGCCCCGATGAGGAACACGCTGTTCCTCAGAAGCGCCGAGGTGCGAAGTCAACTTCGTTTCCTCGGCGGTCTTAGCAATTTGAGCAGCCGAGAGAGTAGTATCCATCTGAGTTTTTTTTGTTTGAGCCTCCAGATTTTCAACTGTGGCCTCATTAGCGCGAGCAGCAAGAGCAGTAGAAGTACCTGCGCGAGTAGCATCGCCAAGAGAATCGCGAATGACAGGCATCGCGCCGGACGGCGTAGAAGAACCTCCATATTTGGCAGACAAGATAGGATTAAGACCAGCAGCGCGAAGGTCGGCGACCTCGCGTTGATGCGCTGTAGAGGACATACGTTCCTGAAAGGCCATTTGTTCGCGAGCGACATCGGACGAAGCCTCGTTCGCACGCTCGCCGCCGATGAACGAACCAACGGCGGAGATAGCAGCAGGAATGATCGTTTCCCACATTAGAGTCGCCTCAAGCCAGGAACAGAATAGACCGGCATAGCACGAGTGCATTTGTAATTAAAAACGGAGTCGAAGATGAAGTGAACCTCATCGGCAACAGCGATGACGCGATCCACAGGTGGATCTTCGACAATGAAAGTAGCCGATAGAGTCGGGAGCGAACCGAACTCCTGCGCGAGATGCCACGTATCGAGAGACTGCGCGTAACTGGAGCGAAACTGACCGCTAATTTGATTGGGCTTATAGCGGTATTCCGACCAGCGTTCTTGATAGGCGAAGGCTTCAAGATCGGTCGAGTTGCCTTGAGCAAAAATTTCTTTGTTGAGTACGGCTTGCTCGCCGAGATTAGCGAGAGTCGGCCAGTAGTAGTCGAAGCGGGTAGAGCGGGAGTGCATCCGATTAACGCCCTGCTGATAGGTGAGATCGGCGTGCGCACAAACAAGTCCAAGGACGATAGAATGTTCGGTGAAAGATTTCGAAAAGCCGTGCCGGCCCCGCATGGTCGAGGTGCCAATCGCGGCGAGGTTGCCTTGCGGCGAATCGACGGTTGTTTCGGACATTTGAGCGATAGGCGAGACGTTGACCGGAGACGTGGAGCCGCCGAGATATTCGGGGCGTTGGAGACGAGCGTCAGGAGAACGGACGCCGAAGTGAGCGAGCACCAGCTCGATATAGCGAGTGCCGCCACGAGCGTCGAGCTCGTAGAGTTGTTGAATCGTGATAGCTTCACGAAGCTGGTTGATTGTGGCCGCAGTAACGTCCGACAGGTCGGCGTTGATATAAGGCCAGCCAGCATTAACAGGGTCTTCCTGGACATACATGCGAGCGGGATCGCCGGTTCCGATACGAAGGATATCGAGGCCGGAGGCGGTCGAGTTATAAGGACCGCGCTGCGTAGTGCCGGGACCGTCGGCATAAGTTGCACCGGCATCGATGAAGATACCGGAGACGGGTGCATTGCCGGAAAGCGGTAGTTCGACGACCGGACCCTTTTGAGGCCAAGGAAGAGCGGAGGTGAAATAGTCGTGGCGCTTGCCACGACGAAGAGGAACGTAAGCGGCCGGATCATCCGGACCATCGTCAAGATCGACGGTAACCTGGTCCTGGAGGTTCTGATCACGGAACCATTCATTCCAGACCAGGTTGTAAGCGCGGGCCGGAAAATTGTTGATGCCGGAGATATTGGCGACGCCGGTCGGCAGACCGAAATAGTCATAGAGAGAGCCGACGGCGAAAGCAGAAGTAGTCGTCACCTTGGGAGTGACGAAATCGGTGGAGTCGCCAGGATTGGGTTGCTCGCCCATGAAGCGTTGGAAATTATTCCAAAGGAGGCGAAGCGGAACGGCGAAGAAAAAGGAGGACAGATACATGTTGTCCATAAAGGGATGGAGCGGTGTCGCGAGACGCGCAAACGCCGTCATGTTGAGATTGAAGGTATCGCCGGGAAGAGCCTCATCGACGAAGATCGGAATGAGGTAGCCAGCATCGAACGTGGTCTTGTGCTGGTGCGAGCGATCGAAGGAAGAACGAGGGCGATCGACTTCTGGAAGCCGGGCGAAGCGAGATTGGTTAGATTTGAGAGCCATGACAGTTCCTTTTGTCTGCATGAAAGAAGAAAGGAGACGAGCGGAGGGGCGCAAGGCCCCTCCAAGAGATTATTGAGGTGTGAGAGTTTTGAGAGAGAAGAGCGAATTGGGCGCGTTGAGCGGGTCAACTTGGCCGGTCGAATCATCGAATTCGCCAAGATGAAAGAGGACATAGTCCTCGGGATGTTTGGCGTAAGCGTGCGAGCCTTCGGCCAGCACATCGCCAAGAATGCGACCCATCGTGTTGATGGTGGGCGCAGTAATAGGCTGAGAATAAACCTCAGCCTTAACATCGTAGACGGAGAACATCTGCAAGATGGACATTAGAAAGACCTCGAAGTGAATGTAGCGAGTCTAGAGGCCGCTACTTCCTCACGCGCCGCGAGACGTTGCGGCTGCATTTCGGATTGAAGCGCATAGACCTCGTCCTGAGACTGAGGTTGCCGCGCATCCTTGATTTGAACGAAGAGAGAAGGATCAGATTGTTCGAGTTTGCGATCAAAGTATTTAGGCGGCCGCATCTTGCGGCCTTCCACGATCATGTAATCGTGAGGATAAACGTCGGACTGAAAGCGGTCCAGCCAGGGCTGGCCGATTCCTGGACGGTTTGAGTACATCGCAAATTCTGGCGTGAGCCAGTAATCGCGACCGTCAGGAGTCGAGCGACGGTAATGATCATCGGCTTTTTTGCCATTGACCTTTTTAAGAGAATAGCGGGCACAGTAGCCAGCCGATTGCATCGTCAGAGAGCCGATGTAGGAATCGCCATGCTGCCAGATTTTTTCGAGAGCAGCAGAGCGAAAGAGAGCATGACCTGTAGCAGTAGACTTCCATTTTTTTTTGTCGAGGAAGTCGAGATTGAAGAGGCACAGGTGATAATGAGGCCTGAAAGTTGTTTCGCCATATTCGCCGCAGCCGAAAAAGCGAAAGCGCCGCGGCGAGACGATTTTGCGAAGAGATTTCAGGAAGAGTTGAACGTGACGACGATTGAGCGAACTACCTTCCGGTAGTTTGTCGTCAGCGTAAGTGAGTGTCAGGAAGCAATTGTCGGGATAGAGAGAAGCTTCCGCCTGACAGCGGATCGACCATTGTCGAGCGCGCTCAAGACGACAAGAGATGCAGTTTTGGCAGGGCAAAAAGATAGGCGCTCCATCGAGCGCCTTCTGAGTTTGACGGGTGAGTTGACGGTTGCCGTTCTCGTTCAGATGACGAGACCAGAACCATTTTTGAGGGGAAGTGCAGGCCATCTGCGGTGGCCTTTACTAGAGGCGGATGCCGCCTCTGTAGGGAGAGTTTCGTCGGTCGTTCAGAGGATGGACGCCGGACGAAGCGCGGAAGGACCGCTTGGATTTGGGACGGGAGAGAGATTTGCGGAATTTCATTGAAATATCCTTATAGATTATAGGGGTATGGGTAGTTATTGGAAGATAACAAGATTTTGTAGGGGATACAAGAGAAGGTGAGAACCAAAGGGACGCATAGCTAGATTTGGTGTCACCTGGACATATTACAACAAGGAGGAATATGTCCGAGAAGCCAAAAGGCCCCCAAGCCGGAGCCTGGGAGCCTTAAGGCAGATGTGAGGCCAGAATTTGGCCCCACAGGAGGGATAGCCCGATTCGGGCTATTTAGCCAGCGGGAGCTGGCGGGGGTTCCTCGACCGTGGGAAGCGGCTGAGGAACAGGTTTAGGGGCAAGGCCCCATTCGCGAAGTTGATCGAGATTCGCGGGATCGGTGCAGAAGGCAACGAACGCCTTCGGATCATTTTGGAATTGAGACCGAATATCGGAAGAGACGGCATTGAACGCCGATTCGGCGTCCAAGACCTTGTTGAGAGCCTCCTGATAGTCGGCAGGGAGACGAGTGAAATCACCGAAGATGGGATTTCCCGCGTGCTGAGGAAGAAGGCCCGTGACGCGGTAGCGCTTGATAATGTTATTGACGTCGGTTTCCGCGAGAAACGACTGCTTCGTGCGCGAAGGTTCGAAAGATTCCATCGGAAATCCGACGCGCCAGAAACGATTGCGGACTTTTGCATGAGGTTCGATAGGCATTATTTGCTCCACCAGTAGGCTTCCTTCGAGAGAGAGGAAGCAGAGTTTACCATTGGGTTGACAGCGTCGGCAGCGTTCTCCGCGTTGCGAAGAGCACGACCGACCGCTGAGCGATAGTACTCATCATCGATTTCCGCGACAGCGGAAGCAGCACGCGCGGTTGATACGCCATAGCGCATGATCAGTTCTTGGACCATGGCGTTCACACGCTGCTGCTTAGATAGTTCAGTATTAGCGATGATATTGTCGAAGGTAGCGCCGAGATTTTTAGTTGAAGCGCCGATATTTTCCATTTGCCGCTGTTGGAGATCGACGGTCGATCCTTTAAGCGGCGTATCGGCTTGAATGTTTTCCGCCTGAGCATTTTGGACGAGGGTATTTGCGGCAACATTGGCGGTTTCGTTGACCGCTTTCGCGGTTTGGGCTTTGAGAAGGTCAAGCTGAGCATTTTGTAGCTGAGCCTGTAAGGCAGTAGAGACACCGGCGCGCGTAGCGTCTCCGAGGGAATCGCTTACGACAGGCATTGCGCCGGACGGTGTCGAAGAACCTCCATATTTTGAAGAGAGGATGGGATTGAGGCCAGCGGCACGCAAATCCTCGACCTCGCGCTGATGCGCGGTCGAGGACATGCGTTCCTGAAAGGCCATTTGTTCGCGTGCGACCTCGGCAGAAGATTCGTTGCGACGCTCGCCGCCGATAAAAGAACCGACGGCAGAAATAGCCGACGGAATGAGAGACGCCCACTCGAACGCCATCAGAGGCGCCTC